AACGCCAGGAATGGCAATGCCAGACGGGTTCGATGTGGTCTGGAGGCCAACGCCAAGGTCGATGATCTGATTGTTGGCACCACCAGCGCCAGGGCCAATCAAGGTCGTTCCTGCGGCGTTCGGGACTTGGAACGGCGAAGCAGGGGTCGTGAATGAGAAGAATGAGTCGAGGATCATGAGCGTCGCTCCTTAGACCACACGGGCTTCGTTGTTGAGGATCGCATCACAAGTTCTGATCGGAAGGCCGCGGAACGTCGTGATTGGCTTCCCGTCGAACTCTTCGATCCGTAGAAGAACGTTGGTCTTGTTCATCGCCTGGAGGTCGAAGTAGGTTCGGAGGACGCGGTTGCAGTAGATGACCGTTCGGCCCATGTTCGCGCGGACCTGGGGGGTATCGGAGGTCTGGATTGTGGTGGCGCTGGCCGGAGCTGTAGGAAGCCTGTAAAGTGCTCTAACCAAGAAGTTGATGAGGTTCGCGGCAGAAACGCCAGTGAGTTGTGTAACGTCGATGTTGGCGACACGAGCCACGTATCTCCAATCACGTAATACATATCCGATCTCCCACTTGAAGTGGTCCCGATAGGCCTGATAGGTGTTTCCGGCCGAGTCAAGGACCGGCCATTCGCCCATATCGCGGTGCTGAAGCCCGGTGATCTTGCCCTTCGGGAAGGTCACATGGGCCGTGTCGTTGCCCCAGACGTGGATCCACATCGAGGTATTCGTCGAGGCGGTTCCGCCAGCGTCGAGGACGTTACTGGCGGTCTGGGAGTTCGTGGTGTTCACCGTCGAGTAGCGCGGGGCAAGGCCAGTGAAGCGCTCTGGATTAACGCCCTGATTGCCGTAGATGAGCGTTGCGGCAACCTGCTGGCTCATGCCTTCGAGGAAGGCCATCACCTCCGACAGCCGGAACTCCTGGGTGTTTCCGTTGAGATCGGCGATGTCCTTATCGATAACCGCGTAGGTTTCGAGGTTGCCGCAAGCGTCGGTGATCTGGGCAGTCGTTGACTTAGCGTTCGGAACACCCGTGTTCAGCAAGCGCCAAGTGGCCTGGGGCAAGCCAGTCCTGACGGTGGTCTTGTGCCCTGTAGGCAGGTTGCCCTCGATGACGTACATATCTTCGAGGATCTCATTTGTCTGCGAGAGCAACTCGATGATCGTGGCGATCTTGTAGCCATCATCGAGTCGCTTCGCCCAATCCGCGTAGGTGATTGCGGTTGTGCCAACAATAGTCGCAGCCATTTAAGGCTCCTTATGCAGCAGGAAGGTTGGGGTAAAGGGCTGCACCTGCGGTGGGACGGGCATTTGCCGTCTTCGAAGGCTCACCCCTTGCGTACGTAGTACCCTCAGTCACCTTACTGGCCAAGGCATATAGGACCTTAACAAAGGCCGGGTTGTCACCCGCGCCGGTAAGTTCCATTGCGTCCTTGAAGTCAGAGACGAGTTTGGGATTCTGGAGCCCATCGAGGGCCCGATTAACGGTCACGACCAAAGCGGAGTCGGGGCCGAAATTGCCATTCGATCCAGTCAGCTTGCCCAGCTGCGGATCGTTCGCGATGCCTTCGCGCCATTCCTTGCGGGTCGCCTGCCAGGCATCGAGAACCTCTTTGGAGGATTTGATCGCGTGCTCGGAATAGAAGTCGACGAGCTTCTGGGCTTGATCTTGGGTAAGATTGAGGTCCTTGAAGATCTTCGACCCGGCCTCAGAGACGCCAGCGTCAAGCTCATACCCCTCTTGGAGCTTCCAAGGCGAGTAAGCTTCAGGGGCACCTACAGGCGGCTCAACCTTCGCATCCGGAGTAGCTGAGAGGCCAGCGCCAAGTGCCGTCGTCGCATCACTCTTCTCCGTCACCGATCCATCGACCGGAGGCGTCGTAGTTACGGTCGTCGTCGCGGTCGGATCGGTCGAGGTCGGGGCTCCGGACATTTGTGGACTCCTTCATCATCTGAATGTAAGCGTCGGGGCAGGCTTGCATGACGTAGTCCAACAACCTGAGACCCACGGTTCGTCGGCCTTCATTGAATGCAGAGGAAAGCGCGTCCCCAGTGAACGTCGTGTGAAATACGGCGCAAAACTCCAATTGGTCTCGCATCCAGGAACGGCCTCCAAGGGAAGCCATGATAGACTGAACAGAGGCATAGTCCTGAGCGGCTTTGGCCTTAGCGGTCTTCGCTTCACGTTTCTGCGCACGAGCAAGCTCCGGATCGAGAAATTCATCGTTCAATGGGGACCCCCGCAGGAGGAGTGCGGGCTACCGCGGGGGTCCCAGATGCAGCGGGAGGACACTGCATCAAACGCCACCTCGAAACGAACCGTTGAAGATCGAATGCCTTCGGCGGATCTCGGCCTCGACTTCGTTCTGGAGGTTCTGGATCTCGTCCATTCGAGGCTCCCATGAGGCCATCTTCATCATCTCCAGTTGGCACTTGGCCTTGGTGGTGTGGAGGTCTTGATCCGAGAGGTCTGCGAGGTTCATGCCAAGGGCCTCTTGAAGAAGGCGACGAAACCCACCGTTCCTACTAGCATCACAGTAACAAGCTCCCAACCATCAGCGCCCCAAACATCGAGGCCTGTGCCCATTGACGATCTCTCTTCGTCCCAGGTCCGCTCCGGCCAAGGCTTGTCGCCGATAGGAAGCATTGCTATCTTGTATTCCCACTTCATGCGGCTCGGCGCCCCATCATCTGATCCATCACGTTCTGGCCATTCCCGGTGGAGATCTGCGAAGCATCGAGGCCGGCCTTAGCCACCTTCGGTGCAGCCTCTAAAGCCTGGGCCTTAGCCTGCTCTTGCTGGCGCTGCTGTCGAATCTGGGCGACTGCGTCGTCAGAGCGGATCAGACGCGGATCATTGTTGATAAGGAAGTTGTAGCGTTCGATCGCGAAGTCGATGTCGACCTTATCCGCTGCGGCCGGATCAATCGGAGCGAGGGCCTCGACGAAGCGGAGGACGCCCTCGATACCTGCGGTCTGGGCGGCTTGCTGAGCGAGGGAGAGCATCGAGATATATTGGACGCTTAGGTCTTGTCCTTGGAGTTCGGCGGGAGCGGGAGGTAATAGACCTCCCCTGGCAGCAATGCCAAAGGTCCGGTCGATGGCTCGACTGAGAAGTTCCAGCTGAAGACGGTGAATGACAGGTCCGAGCATAATGAGCGACTCAGCTCTTCGGACGTTGATCTCTTGAGCAGTGACATTGCTTCGCGTTTGGTACTGCGAAATCGTTTGAAAGAGGTCATTGTAGAAGATCGCCTTATTCCGCAAGCGAAGAAGCTCCAGGTTCTCGTTCATCGCTTGGAGTTCGATGCGATGCTCATAGATGCTGCGCATTCCGCCGCCGGTCGAGGAGAGCAGGCCGGCGATATAGGTTATCCCTCCTGGGATCAAGGCCGCAGGCTGGTTCTTCAGCTGAAGATCCGCTTGGAGAGGCGGATTGACTTGTTTATCAATGCCTTGTGCTTGTCTTCTAACTTGCAATTGAAGTTGTTTACAATCAGGGAGTGCATCCATTGCTGGACTTCGCCCATAGGCATCATTAGCAACAGTGTCCCACCTGGGAGTGATGTGAGGAGCTTCGTAAAATCCTCGTTGTTCAAGGAATCCTGGGGCAAAGGTGCTACCACCTTGAGGAGAAGCAGAGCCTCCCCATTCCCAATAACACTCTCGATACTTAAAGTGACTCGGTATTCCGTATCGTCGGGCTTCGTAGTTGGGTTCGATTCCATGGGCTACCACGACTTCTCGGGTGAGGCCGGAGCCTTGGTTCTTGTAGAGAGAAGCAACTGAGGGAGACACGTTCTCAAGGCCCCATCGCTCAACAACCTGCTGAACGGTGTAGGTAAACTCACGATAAAACACGTCCACCAAGTTGAGCTGGGCGTTGACATCCGCGTAGAACTCACCAAAACAAGGGTTGACGCAGTTGATGACATTGCGGAAGTCCTCGTAGATGATCATCGAGGCGGTGCCGAAGATGACCAGATCGAAATAGAGGATGGCAAGGGCTTGGTAGAAGTTCGACTCTTGGAAGATGTTGAAGAGGATCTCTTCTACTTGCCTAAGATAAACCGCGATCGGACCTGTTTGAGAAGAATTGACGCGCCCGAAGGCCAAGCGGAACCAAGGCGCCGTCGGATTCGAAATCCCATACATAATACCCGCAGCAAGGTTTCGAGCGGCAATGGTTGGGGTGGAGTCGAGGATATGCTGATTGATCGGGCTTCCTCGACCCATCTGGTTAGGAGTGATAAGCCACTTGTAACGGCGTGGGAGGTAGAAATCTGCGAGTTCTCGTGCATGTACCCACCAAGAGTAGCGATTGATCCGCAGGCCTAAGAGGCGCTGCTCTTGGTGGCGGCGAAGGGCGAGTTCGCGGTCGTCGGGGATTCGGTTCCCGAAGGCAGCAGCTTGTTGCATTGTGCCGTAGGAGCTAGCGGTCGCCATAAGGCCTCTCTATCGTCGTGAGCGTACGAGAGAAGCCAATCTTCCGCTGTTTACCAATGTCTTCGTAGCCCAACTGCCGAGCCAAGGGGCCCTGGGAGGTCTTGAGCCTCGACGTTGGGGGCTTGTAGTTCAGGCCAGCCAAGAGTGAATCGCCTTCTGCCAAGGTCCGTTCCAAGGGAGACATCTTGGTTCGATCTTCGATCTCACCTTGTTTCGAGGGGTCGAGCCTACGGATGAAGTCAGGCTCAGTGCCGCGGAAGCGTTCGTCGAAGGTCGGAATCCGGCCGAGTTCCTTCATAGTCGCGAGGGCCATCATCAGATCAGTCTCGGACGGGGCCGGCATATCAGCCGAAGGCTGGCGGGAGTCTATCGGGACAGTTGGCATTACCAGACCTTGCCTCCAAGCGGCGAAGTAGCTCCGCGCTTTGGATCTTCATCCTTCATAATCCGCCCCTTCGAGAGCACTGGCTGGGGCCCTTCGGCGAGACGCTTGTGCCAGTCCGCGACGCGAGGGAGGGCGTCATCGGCGAGGGTCTTGCAGACTTTGGCGAAGTCATAGCTATCTGCCATCACTACCTCTCATCTCATTGCCCCAATAAAGTCTTCTGGCCCGTGTTGGAGGGGTTGCGTAAGCCAGGCGCAGGATTGCTATTCTGGCCAAGAACTGTGGATTGCTGATTCGCGAGAGAATCAACTTGGCTAAAGGGCGAATTCGTAGCCGCCTTTGCCCTAGCCTGGCTAAATGCCGCAAATGGAGCAGAGAAGTTGGGCATGCTAGGCGGGGCGGAGATCATTGGCCAAGGAGGGTCTTTTGCCCGGTGTTCGAGGGATTGCTCTGGCCAAGAATCGTCGAGGCGAACCCGCCCTGGCCTACCTGCGCCTTCGAGCCCTGGCCTTTGGCTTGCTGCGCGAACATCGGCGGGTTCGGCGGTGGAGGGGGCGGCGCAGGCGGTGGAGGGGAGGAGATCATAGCGATACCACGGGGATGCCACCACAAAGAAAATTCGGGCGGTCAATCGGCGCAGAGAGTAAAATTCGACATTCATCTAGACGGCGCTTCTCCATTGCAAGATAAAGCGCAGCCCAATCGCTAGGCGGGATTTCTATAGGCCCGTCCTTTGGATTCCGTGTGGTGCACTTGATGAATAGCTCGTCTAAGGTCATGCAGCCTCCAAGGGATTGTAGTCGCCCTTGAGCATCGCGTAAGGGTGGTATTCCCCACGATCCTGCGGAACCTCGATCGGGTAGCCGCCAAAGCGGACCACCTTCGGCTCAAGCGGATAGGCGAAGGTGCAAGCAAGAGCGTCCACATCATCAGGGGACTCCTTGCCCTCACGCATCATAACCTCCTTCGAGGTCAGGATGATTTCATCTTTCGGATTGAAGGTGTAGGTGATCGAGAGGAGTTGCTTGCGGATGTCGAGATCGTTCGGCAGAGCCCCGGATCGGAGCCAAGCGCGGAGCGAGCCATACATCTCAGCTCGCTTATTCGCATAGACCTCGCCTTGCGTATTATGCTCGGAGAACCTCATCGGCTTGCCCCCGAACTGGACATCGAAACAATGAAGCTGGAGATGACGGACTTGATCAACGACGCCTCCACCAACGCCTCCACCGTCGATTAGGATTCCGTCGGCGCGAAGCTCTCGGTTGGCCTCGGAGATCTTCTGGGCGAGGTCGACGGTCGAAATGCCTTGATAGCGCTGGCGAGGAAGGCTTCTCGCGTCCCTTCCTCTGCGCGGAAAGATGACCGAAAAGTTGGTTCCAAAGCGGGCAACGTCAACTCCGAGCGCGAGGGCCCCAAACGGCTCAACTTCCCTTCCCATCGCCTCGTCGATATCCTTTGCATTGAAGAACTCCATCTCGCCCTGGCGGGGGAATTGGCCTAAGACTCGGATTCGGACGAAGTCGGAGTCGGCGCCGTAGGACTCGATCCATCGAGCGATTTGGGCCTTGTTGGTGAAAGATACTGTTCGATTGTCAACTCGCGTTGTTTTCCAGACCGAGCCTGGGTCGAAGCATGATTTGAACCTTCCAGTATTCCGCGTAGGATTACCGAACACGGCCCAAATGATTTGTGTATCAGCATCCGTTAGGGCTCCTTCCGCGACCTCCCAGATGATGTCCGGGATAGCCGAGGCCTCGTCGAATATGACCAAGATTCTTCGGCCTTGATTGTGCATGCCTGCAAAGGCCTCGGTGTTGCGTTCGCTCCAGGGGACCATGTCGATGCGCCAGGTGCGCTCGCGGTCCTTATCCGCAGAGAAGATCGCAGTCGGCGAGAGCTTGAATAGGTCGCGCCCAATGAAGAGGTTGTACCACTTTCCAAGTTCGGCCCAGGTCTTCGTGCGAAGCTGGGTCTCGGTGTTGGCGGTGACCACCCCGCGGCAATCTGGGCAGGTAGAGATCGCCCACAGGATTAGCCAAGCGGTCTCGCAGGACTTACCTACTCCGTGGCCTGAGGCGGTGGCCTCAAGGACCGGAAGGGAATTCCCTGCAAGGAGCTGCTGCCGAATGGATTCCTGTTGGCCACTTTGCCAAGGCTCTGGGCCGATCGCGCCTCGGAGGACACCCTCACCCCACGGGAATCCACCCTCGACGAACGCTTGCGGATCGTCCTTAACCGAGGCGAGCCAATCGAGGAGGGCTTCGTCGTTCATCGAAGGTCGATCTCAGTTATGCCAAACTTGGCGAGGAAGGCTATCTCGTTCTCCCACCTTTGGTTGAAGGCATCTAGCGAGTACGGCGTTGAGACTATCCCAATAAGCTCACCGTTTTGAGAATATCGTGATCTAAAGGTGTCGTCCTCAGAAAATAGACCGAGGTCCTCCATCTCGAAGACTTGGACCTCCCCATCCTTTAAGGCCTTGAATTGAGTCAAAGTCGCCTCACCTTAAGCTCAACCACATTCGTTCGGCCCTCGATGAGTTTCTCCCTACGCTCAATGGCGCGGTCCAAGCGGGCCCCTAGGTCCATGTTGAGGTTGACCTTGGTCTCCTGCCGGCCGAGGCCAGTGCGATCGTCGCCAGCATCGGCTATCGCAAGAAGGGTCTTAGGCGCCTCGATCTCGTCGGCCTCAAGCTGTTCGGCAAGCTTCTCTAGCGCCATCGTTGCCGTCCTCCTGCGGAGCTGGACCCGATACTCCATTTCATTCGTGATCCGCTCATGCTCATCTTCGATGTACCTCGCGACGAGATCAGCGTTAGCAGGCGAATCAATCCAGTTCCTAATCGTCGCTGAGGTCCGGTTCACAATCGGCGCAATCTCCGTCGGCTTCATCCCCTTCGCGTAAAGCTGCGCCACGAGGTGATGAACCGCACGGATCTTCGCGACCGCGCCCTTGGGCCGACCCTTCTTCGGAACATCCTCTTCGGTCAAGCTACGAATCCTCATCCTGCCACTATAGCACACTTTCCCCCTTGGGTCAATCCGGTACCAATGAGGGCTGCACGAGAGGTCTTCAATATTTATATAGGATTTCTATCCTATGCATGTGGGGGTATATATTGCGTCTAGGTCCCCGGGCGGGCCCGCAAGCTCGACTTTTGGCCCCGGGGGTGGCGAGAAGGAGGGCCGCGACGATGTGACGCATCGATAAGCGAGGGGAGGCGTGCTAGATTGGTCGGGTTAGCAACGGAGGACGACACCATGACAAGGCAAGATTACATCGACGCAATGGCACTGGCCGCAGTCGCCGAGGCCTTGGGGCTAACGCGAGAAGAGGCTTGGACGTTGGCAGAGATCGAACATGAGTGGTTCTACTCTGTGGATCACTCGGCCGTCTCATGCATCCCTGGTATATCCCTGGGAAACCCTTGATGAACCCTTGGTTCCCCTCATTAGCGTGACCCCCGAAGTCCGTCCTATTCTCGCCATCTGTCCGCCGTCGTTTCGAGGCCTCTTTCGTGGGTTGTCTCTCTTCCTAAAAAAAAAAAAATTGATAGAGAGAGAAGAGAGAGAGAGGGGCTAAAGAGCCCGCACACGAGGGGAAGGCACTGAGACGGACTTCGGGGGTAGCCAAAATGAGAAGAATGAGGGGTTCATCAGGGGAGCAGTAGGGGAAGATCAGGGATGCATGAGACGCGCAAGCGCGTGGCAGGAGAAAGA